CTGGGGTGTACCACCTTCTTCACCATTTTCTATCTTGACCAAGTTCTCTTCTCGGAGAACAAGATTGCTGGAATCATCGCCCACCGTCAGGAAGACATGAAACGTATCTTTCGTGGAAAGATTCTCTTTGCTTTAAAGAACCTACACCCATGGATGCAGAAGTATATTGGGGAGCCAGTGATTGAAACAGCGAACGAACTGACATTTAAGAACGGTGGGGAGATATTCGTGTCGATGACCACTCGTTCGCAGACACCGAACTTCCTCCATATTTCTGAGTATGGGTACATTTGTGCTCACACGCCCGATAAGGCAGAGGAAATCCTACATGGAGCCATCAACTCAGTCCACGCAGGGCAGATGGTGAGTATCGAATCAACAGCGGAAGGGCGTGAAGGACACTACTATCGCCTCGCAATGGATGCGGAGAAGAAACGAAAGGAAGGACGAGCGCTTACACCGCTTGATTTTAAGATTTTCTTCTTTCCTTGGTGGAAAGACCATCGCTATACACTTAAAGAGAAAGACACAAGTGTGCTCACGAAGGAGTACAAAGACTATTTTCAAACACTTGAAGACAAGTATGCGATTAAACTTAATGCGGGACAGCAACTCTGGTATGTGAAGAAGAAGGAGATGATGGGTGACGGTATCTTTAAGGAGTTCCCTGCTACGTTGGATGAGGCATTTGCGGTGACGCTCGAAGGTGCCTACTACGCCAAAGAGATGGCACGTGTATACCAAGACAGACGTATTGGCTTCTTCCCTGTTGACCCACTGTTTGATGTAAATATTGCGTGGGACTTAGGAATGAACGACCAGAACGTACTTATCTTCTATCAGGAGATTGGGCCTGAAATCCGTTTCGTTGACGCCTACAGCAACAGTGGCTATGGGCTAGAACATTACGTAAACTACATCAAAACAAAGGGCTACCGCCTCGGAAAGAACGTGTTACCGCACGACGTTGCGGTACGTGACCTGTCGACAGGTATCAGCCGTGAGCAGTTCCTATGGGACTTAGGACTTCGTAATACGATTGTTGTGCCAAAGAGCGGAATTGCTGACGGTATCGAAAAGGTGCGTCAACTCTTCTCTCGGTTCAGGTTTAACGAGGAGACGACCAAAGCGCTCACTGATAGCCTCTACAACTACCGCCGAGACTTCGATAAGAACAACGGTGTGTGGAAGAATACCCCACGACACGATGAGAGTTCCCACATCGCTGACGCAATCCGAACGATGGCAATGGCACACCAAGAAACATTGATGATGGAAGGTGATGGGGGGGTTAACATACAATCTTTCTTTTAATGGATAAAATTGATAAAAAAACAAAGAGTAAGGATTACTACCTTAGAAATAAGGAGAGAATTTTGGAACAAGGTCGTGTTTATTATAAAAAAAACAGACAAGCAAAAATTGCTTATTCAAAAGCATATGCTTTAAAAAATAGGCAACAAGTGCTTGATAAAAAGAAAACATACAATGCCGCAAACAAAGACAAGACTAAAGAATATTATATAAATAATAAGGGTAGGATTTTGTCTCTACTTAACGATAGGGTTAAAAAAAGAAGGAAAAACGATATAAATTTCAGAATCGCATCGAACTTACGGACTCGTTTATGTCGTGCGATTGATGCAAACTATAAAACTGGTTCCGCAGTATCTGACCTTGGGTGTAGTGTGGCTGAGTTAAAGTCTTACCTAGAAGACAGGTTTCAAGAAGGTATGTCGTGGGACAATTGGGGGGTGAACGGTTGGCACATAGACCACGTAATACCACTCTCGTCTTTTGATTTAACGAACAAAGATGAGTTTAACAAAGCGTGTCACTACACGAACTTGTACCCACTTTGGGCTGTTGACAATAGAAGAAAAAGTAACACTACTGGTGTATAATAATGTGACATGTCATACATAGCATTTGCACAACCAGTCTCGTATGAAGGAAGTGTGATTCCTAATCCTATTCGCCAGAAGCCGTCTAAAAATGATGTTGTAGAACCAGACTACACACCAAGAGAGGTACAGTATCGCAATTATCTTATTGGAAGACTGAACGCTGCACAAGAAGCGCGTGACCAAAAGCACGCAGAATTTAATGGTAAAACATACAAGCAGTATTACGAGGCGAACGAAAAGATTGCAAATACTTTTATAGAAGTTCCGAAAAACAAGACAGAGGCTCCACTCGCAACAGGAACGATTGAAGGAAAGTTCCATACACTCCTCGCGCACATTTCAAACATGAACCTCACGCCAGAGGTACAGGCATTTGATAGAAACAATATGTCTCTCATTGAGCTTGGGCAAGCGTTCACCGACGTCATGGCCGTTGTGAGTGAGCACGATGGCGGTGACGATGGTGGTGACAAAGAAAAGAAGATGCTTCGTCAGAACGAACTGCTTAAGCAGGGTACTGTCTTCGTTCAGGAAAACTGGATTACGAAATTTGAAGTAAAGAAGAAGCTAAAGAAAAAGTACAACGGTGAGTTCAAAAACTTTGCGGGATACACTGAGAAGCTTGAGAAAGTTTTTGAGGGATGTTCACGAGAGATGTTGTACGGACTCAACGTGTACCTTGGTGACATCACCGCATTTTCTATAAACGACCAGCCGTACATATTCACTATAGAACAGATGTCATACGACATGGCAGAGACATTGTATGGAACATTCGAGAACTGGAAATTCGTTCGCCCAGGATGTCCTGATAAGAGTGGTACTGATACAGGTACTGGCTCACGAACAATTTACGATTCAAAGTTCCGTATCTCAGGTGTTAAAGATAGTCAGGTTGAAATCATAAAGTACCAAGACCAGCCACACGATGAGTTTATGATTATGATAAACGGCATCTTGATGCTTCCGCCAGGGTTTCCTCTTTCTGAGGCGACAGCTGCGGGACGATACAACATCACGAAGCAAATACTTTACGTCATTAACGCACAGTTCGCGTATGGAAAATCATTCGTCTCTTCAGGAGCAGTCTTCGAGCTATCAAGAAGTCTTGATAACATGCTCCGACTCTTCGACCTCAAAACACGAAAGAGTATTACTCCACCTTACGTCAACACAACCAATAGAGTTATTCCTTCACGTGTCCTCGACCCAGGGAACATAACGATGGGTATTCCTGCTAATGCGCTACAGGCGATTGGGCAGGAGTCACAAGGGGTTACTTCTTCTGAGTATCAAATCTTCAAAGAGCTTCAAGAGGAGATTGAGAAGAGCACCATTTCAAATATCTTCCAAGGACAGTCTGCGAAGAGCGGTGCGACAGCGACTGAGATTATTGAAGTACAACGACAGGCGAAACTTACGCTTGGTCTTATTGTTGCTGCGTGTACGTTGCTTGAGGTTAAGTGCGGGTACCTCCGTCTTTGGAATCTTCTCGGTAAGTGGATGGAACCAATCGGTACATACAACGATGGCTCGAACAGATATCGTAACGCAAGTCGAAGGACAACAATTGAAGGATATGGTCTTGGTGAACGACGCATCATTCCTATTGATGGAGCACTCCCTTCACCAGAGGCCGTTCGTATGCTGTCTCTCTCAGAAGAGAGTACGTATGGATTTCCTGTACGACGCATGTACTTGAGTCCAAAGGTTCTCCGTGAGGCTGAAATACATTGGTACATTACTGTTGAGGCGAAGGAAGACCAGTCATCATCATACTTCAAGCTCATGTTCCGAGAGATGATGGGAGATGCGATGTCACTCCTACAAGCTGGCGCACAACTTAACATTGATGGAATCAGTGACGAGTTCAGCAAGGTGTACGGTGTCGACAAGGGAAAGATTTTCGGTGGCGGTACAGATATCCCAGCGATTCCTCCTGAAGCTCAGGTTGAGATGGGCGGAGCGGGGAATATGGGCGGGGTGCCACAAGCACCGTCTGGCAAACAGCCACAACCGAAACCAAAGGTAACAGCTTAAACATAAAAAACATTGCATGAAGAACTTTTTTAAAAAACTAATATTGCTCATTCGAGGTCAGCTTCCTGACTACAATGAGTACATGGTGCGAGTAGTCGGCATCACATCAGAATTACGTGAAGCCAATGAGCGTGTTCGATACCTTGAGGGAATCCTTAAGGAGAATATTGAGCGCACGGGTATGCCAAAGATTTACGTCTCTGGTTTTGATAGTACTGACCACGAGCCGACTGATGCGAAGGAGCGTCTTGTCTACGCAGGGCAGGTCAGTTCCTTCTATGAAGAGATACTGCGAGAAAAGATACGGGTGAGTATTGCTGATATACGACAAGCATTGGCTGCCGTGGGCACTGGATTAGGTCTTCCGCAAAACATGACACGTACAGAGTATGACTTCCTCTTACGTGGCATGGAAGCAGGGCTGTGGAAGATACATGATTGGGCTACCATGTTGCAGGGGGAATTACAAAATAAAGAATAACATTCATTATGAAAGCATTTGATAAGGATGGTAAGGAGATTGATGTCTTCTCACAAGAAGAACTTGATGCGAAGCTGAAAGAAATTACCGATAAGGCCGCCAGTGATAAGGCGGAAGCAGACGCAAAAGCAGCGGCAGATAAAGCCGCAGCTGACGCGGCGGCAGCGGCTGGTGGCGGAAACGATGAAGTACCAGCATGGGCAAAGCCGATTATTGATACTGTAAACTCCCTAAAGAGCAACCATACCCAGACGTATGTTGAGAAGGTTGCAACAGGTCTCGATGCTGACAAACGAAAGCTTGTTGAGACAAAGTTTGCTGGACTTACTGGATATGAAGAGACACCAGAAGGAATGGCTCGTCGAGCAGAGGATGCGTACCTCCTTGCTACTGGTGAAAAATTTAACGCTGGTACGGTAAACGTTCAGAATCTTATGAGTTCTGGCAATGGTGGTAGGACTCATACTGAGAACAAGGTCACGACTGAGGCCGACAAGGAAATTCAGAGTGCTCTTGGCATTACTACCGCAGACGTTGAAAAGTTCACTAAGAAAAATTAATTATGAATACAAAATTAAAGCCATCAGAAACAGGAACAGAGGCAGTCGTTCGGACTGACGAATTTAGTACAACACCAAATCCTGTAATTGCGGAGCAGAATACTACTGCACCAGCAAAGCCAGAATCAGCAAAGAAGAAGAAGGTCGAGGTTGATGCTGATGTACTTGATGCAATTCTTAAGGACTTGAGTGAACTTAAGGAGAAGCAGGGGCAATTTGAGCAGACAGCACCACAAGACCAGATTCGTAAAATTGAGGCGATGCGTGCTTCTGGTAAGCTCGTGAAGTCAGTGAAGGTTCGTTTCGTTGATGAGAAAGCTGTTCTTGGGTGGAAGATGGTAAAGAACGAGGCATACGTATCAAACGGAAAGCTTATTGAGGAGCAGGTGTTCAAAGTCTTCTTTGAGGACGGTTCAGAGCAGGAGATGTCGCTCCTCATGTTCACACGCAACGCTATCTACAAATCATACGAGGTAATCAGCGAGGCGAAGACACAAACAGGAGACATCATGTTTACTGTTGTAATGGAGGGAGGAAAGCAGGTGCTCATTAATTCTAAATACATCAACTAACCAACATGAATATGTCACTTGAACTTATAGGAAAATTTATTGGCCCAGATGAGATTGTCTCTTCCCAGCTCGCGGAGTTTAAGACACCATCAGGGAAAGATGTTGTAGAAGTTATCTTCAAGAATGGTCGGAAGAGAATCTACAGTGTAGAGTCACTTGAGTACATTGTTACAGATACAGAGTCAGACTACACAAGCGTACAGCAGAAGCACCTCACGCCAGTCATCCGAAAGGTACTCAATGTACTTGCTGAACACGACATCAAGAATGGTGATGTTGAAATGTTCTTCAAGATGCTTGCAACAAACATTGACCTTGCGTTTGGTCGAGCAATCAACTTCATGTGGTTTAAGGATGACAAGGAGTTTACTCCTGGGTTCGACCCACAGTACGACGTATCACTCCTTATGGCGCACCGTGTTATTACTACAATGCCAGACCGAGTAGAAGAAAAGAAAGATGTCAGCACTACCTGAAAACATTAAAGAGTCAGACATTCTCCCTCTTCGCCAGCAAGAGATTGATTTAATCTTCCTTCTCAGGAAGCGGTACCGATTTGGTAACGTTGAGATTGTGATGAGGGACGGGGTTCCGATTGACGTAATTAAGACCATCGAGAGAACACGGCTCGGTGACTTATCAACAGAAGGGTTTGACACAACTGAATAATGTTCTATACTTTTAGGTAGACCATATCTCCCTACCGAAAAAAGGCGGGCACAAAAGTAACTAAATCATTAGTTGCTCCTGTGCCCGTCTTTTTTGTTGAGGTAGTCGTCCCC